TTGTGCTCGCTGTCTATATTTTATCAAAGCTTGAGTTATAGCCAACTCATAGTGCTCTTTATCTAATTCTACATCGACCATACCATCACCGAGTCGTAGTCTTATATAATCTGTGATTTCTTTACGTTTAGAATTAACAGTAAGATCTGGGTCATCAAATGTGACTTGATCATCGCTGAAGGCTATAGGACCGGCGCCGGCACCAGTGTTACCCGAAAATAAACTTTGGGTTTTTAAACTTAATTGTGTTGTTAAATTAGACTCTAATGTTACGTTGCCAGTAAAAGGTGTCGACATTCATAATTCCTATTGTTCCATATATTTATTGGACTTTTAGGAGAATTATATCTGAATTCAAACGTCCGTTTCCAATGGTTTCTGTAGCTTTAATTTCATCTAGAAACTTGCGTAATTGCACTTTGCTGGCTTTTGCAAACTCCTTGAGTTTTTCTTCGGGCTTGCGGAGTGTTTTGCCTACAGACGTAGTGGTATTAAATCCAGTTAAGCTAGTGCCCTTGATACCTAACGGTCCTAGCACACTGTCTGCAACATACTTGTATAACTTACGAGTTTTGGTATTGTAACACCATAGTTCCTGGGCGCCAATGATGTCCACTGGATTAATACTAACCAGCTTCAGCGTTTTTTCTTCTTTCATGTATTTCAATTTACTAACAAGCTTTTCCTTGTTAGGAGCACGTTTTACACGAGCTTTCTTGGTGGCTTTCTTTACGCCGCGATATTGTTCCAGTGCATCAAGAATAGCGTCTAAAAATTCGTAATGTCGTTTGTAGTCTGCAGTCTTATAATGTTTGTATGCTTCTACAAAATCCTCAAACATTTTACCTTGTGCTGCTCCTAGCTCGGCTTTGCGGGCACCAAACAGTTCTTCAAACTTTTTAATTTGGCTTTGCGGTACTGCATTTGCAACAAGATAGTCATATGCTCTAGGATCTACAGTACCACCTGCTACAACTTCGTCGTACAAACCTTCAAAGTATGCAAGATGTTCACTGGTTTTTTCATTCAACCGGTCTTGAATAGTTTTGACCGCAGCAGGTGCAACTATCTTTTGCTCTACCACTGGTTCATCTTCTACTTCACTGTTTAATGCAATATAAATTTGTTCCTTAATATAATTAAGCTCTTTGTCACGCAAAGGCATCCCTTGTGTATGTGCCTTTACAAGGCTACATACCTGCATGGACACGGACCTGTCGCCGGTACGTATAAATTTACTAACTTCTGCTTTACTATACTTGTCCTTCATCCAGTTTACAACATATTTTTTAAGGTCCTTTTGAGTATAAAAGTAATTGTAGTAAAAGAACGCTTTGCGTAAGAAATGGTCAAATTCTTCTTGGCTCATTCGAGCAGCACGTTCGGTATCCCATACAGGCTCGCCACCAGTGTACTTTTCGTCACTGAACAGCGGATCACGAGTTTTCTTGGGTGCTTTTTTAGGTGCTTTAACGCTTTGTGCTGTAGCCATGGTTCCTCCAAAAAGTTGCAATATCAGCAACACATTCTAAACATAGTAAGTATAACATTTTTGGTATTTAATGTCAACTAAATACTAGATATTAAGGATTTAGCAAGTGCCTAGACTATCGCTTTGGAAAGAAGGACGCCATACTAACGATTATAAGTTCATTGATCGTCGCATGAGCGAAATGTTTACTATAGGCGGCACCGGAATTTTGGTTCACAAATATCTTGGACCAAATGAACAAAATATTTCCAAAAACACTAGTTCTGCACAAGCAAGCACGAGCTCATCAATAAGTTTTTCAAGTACGGCTGACATTAACTTGGGAATGTTTGTAGCCGGCAATGCTGTAGTCACTGGCACCAAAGTTGTTGCGAAAACTGCTAACACAGTGACGTTAAGTGCCAATACTACCAGTGCGCTGTCAGCTAATACAACGTTAAAATTTTATACAGATGCGGCACAACCAAGTTATATGAATCAAAGTGCGCAAAACATTCAAGATTTATTTTTCCTAGAAAATAGAGATAGAAAATATGATACCAGTGTGTATAACCTGCGAGGCATTTATCAAACGCAAGACGTGACTTTTGATCTAAGTCAATTTGGAATGTTTTTACAGACCGGCACGTTATTCATTGTATTTCATATCAATGATATGATAGCAAGTCTGGGTCGTAAAATAATGCCAGGAGACGTTATAGAACTAATGCATCTAAAAGATTATAATCCATTAGATGACAGTTTACCAGTTGCATTAAAAAGATTTTATGTCATAAGTGATTGTAATAATGCTTCCGAAGGTTTCAGTCCAACTTGGTGGCCACATCTATGGCGTTGCAAAATAAATCCGTTGACTGACAGTCAAGAATATAAAGATATACTTAATCAAATCAAAGTTGACGAAACCATACCAGGATCAGGAACAGGTAACATATCGTTGGGTAGTGTTAGCAGTATTATCAGTAAGTATCAAGAAATAAATGATGCAATTATTCGTGAAGCGGAAACAAATGTTCCGTTCTCTGGATATGATACCAGTTATCTATACGTAAAGCCTACCACCGACGACGGCAGATATCCTACTGATCCATTGGGTCTAACCAGCGACGGTAACATCACTGCCGATAGTGGTACTATTAATGCAGGTGCAGGAATAGATAGTCCTGGTGAACCTGTACGTGGTTACTTGACCTATGCCGGCGGCACAATCAATGGACTTCCTGTAACAGTTGGTATAAGTTTTCCAACCAACCCAATGATAGGTGATCTTACTTTGCGTACAGATTATTTGCCAAATCGTCTGTTTAGATATGATGGTAGAAGATGGGTAAAAATGGAAGATAATGTTAGAACAAGTTTGACTCCTGGACCAGATAACGATACTTTACGTTCTAATTTTGTAAATGATACAAGCACATTTATTAACAACACAGGTAATGTTTCTGTCCGACAAAGTTTGAGTCAAGCTCTTAGACCCAAGGCAGACAATTAATGGCACAACAATTTTTTTATGACGGTCAGATAAGACGTTTTTTAGTGCAGTTTATACGTGCAGTGAGTAATTTTGATGTAGAATTTGGTAGAGATCGCGACGGTACTAAAACTTTACAGCGTGTACCTGTGTATTATGGTGACCCTAGCAGACAGGCAGCAACTATTTTAAAAGGTAACAGTGAAAATACACTTAATGGAGTACCAGCAATGAGTGCTTACATAAGTGGATTGACCTACGAACAAAGTAGAATGCAAGATCCTTTCTTTGTTGACAAAATGAATTTACGTCAACGTAGGTACGACCCAGATACCGGACTGTACGATACGCAACAAGGTGATGCATACACCATTGAAAGATTAATGCCTGTACCTTACAAGTTAACAGTAAAACTGGACATATGGACAAGTAACACAGAACAAAAAATGCAAATTATAGAACAGCTGGCTACATTGTTCAATCCTAGTTTAGAGATACAAAGCACAGACAATTATATAGATTGGACTAGTTTGAGTCTAATACAATTGATTGAGGTAAATTGGTCTTCGAGAACTGTTCCTGCAAGTGTTGAAGAACCAATTGATATTGCTACACTAACTTTTGATATGCCAATTTGGATAAGTAGTCCTGCTAAAGTTAAAAAATTAGGAGTTATTCAAAAAATTATCAATAACATCTACGACGAACAAGGAAAGTTTACAGAAGATACAATTTTAACTAATTTAGTTAGCCGGATGGTAGTATCACCTATCAACTACAGTGTTTTCTATAGTGGCAACCAATTAAAATTATTAAAACAGCATGAGATCGCCAATGACGACGGCTCATTGATTGTGACCCAGCCACCAAATAATTGGCGTTCGGTTATTGAAATTTATGGTACGTTAGTCACTGGCGAAAGCGAAATAAGACTAAGTTTGCCAACAGGTACAGAGTTAATAGGATTAATTACATATCACCCAACTGACCCTACAATTTTATTATATACGCCAATTGAAGACACTGCACCTACTAACACACTCTCGCCTGTAAATGCAGTCATAAATCCTATCAATGTAACAGTTAATAATAATTTGACTAACCCGTCAAACGGGACCAGATACTTGTTAACAGACGATATTGGCAGTGCTATCAATCTAAGCGGATCAGTTATATGGGGTAGTTTAATTGCCAAAGCAAATGATATAATTGAATATAATGGCACTACCTGGAACGTTGTATTTGATAGTGCAACAATAAAAACAACCGAATATATTACTAACTTAAATACAAATGTTCAATATCGTTGGACAGGCGAAGAATGGGTAAAAAGTGTTGAAGGTGTTTATCGAGGTGGCGATTGGAGTCTAGTAATATAGGATGTGGTGCATTAATTTATAGTTTATCCACCTCAAGATATCTTTTTTTGTTACGTAACCAAAAAAAACATGCAGGGTCGTGGGGTTTGGTAGGCGGAAAATTAGAAATCAACGAGACTCCGGCGCAGGCACTACGCAGAGAAATCATTGAAGAAATTGGCGAAATCCAAGTTCAGAAAATTATTCCATTAGAAAAATTTACCAGTGACACTCAAGACTTTACTTACCACACGTATCTTTGTACTGTAGACAACGAATTCATTCCGTTGTTAAATGACGAACACAAAGGATATGCTTGGACTTATTTAAACGACCACCCTAAACCTTTACATCCAGGTGTTTGGAGAACCTTTAGTTTTAAAAGTATAATTAATAAAATTAAAACTTTTGAAAATGTTATACACCAACTTCAAGAACAAACTGTCTAAAATCTATCTGTTTGTAATTTAAATTGTATTTCCAAGATTCAGGTTGTCTAAATCTTTTACTAGGACAGACTCTGATAAACTCTGTGTCTGAATAAGTACT